CCGTAATACCTTCATTAGCTACACGTTGCCTCAGGCGAGTTGCACGTTCCAGAGCTTGAAGTTGATTAGATACAGAGTCTCCAGCTTCTGGGAGATACTTGGTGAAGATCTTGCCACCAGTACCATCACCGATGTAGTAACGGCTGTTTGGATCGGTAATACCTTTTTCAAAAGTAGCTGTGTGTTTAGCTAGTGACTGCTCTGCGAGAGTTCGAGGACTAGCGTTAGGGTCATCACGTAACCCATTAATCACATCCTGACGGATTAGCTTTTTAAAGTCAGCTGCAATCAACTTACTGATGCCAGCACCTTCTAAACCCTTACCAGCAGCAACCATGGGATGCTTGGTAATGAAGTCATTAGCTGCATCAAGGAAAGAATCAAGATCACCTAGGCGTGCTTTCTGCTGAGCCTGGGCTTCCTTCATGTACTTATCACGTACTTGAGGAGGCAGGTATTGCAGTTCTTCAGGATCAAGTGCATAAGCATTTTTCTTGTTCTCCTGCTCACGCATCATCGACTCAATCTTCTCAGAATCAGCACTGAGGTTCTGCCACATATTCTCTAGAGCCTTAGGTACTACAGCAGGTTGCTGTAGGCGTACAGCCTCTTTCAAATACTCCCTGATCTCGTTGTCGGCATCAGCCTTGGTGAAGTTAGGGTTTTGCAAAGCAGCAGTAAGGATTGCTTGCTGACGTTGCTTCAATTGACGAGCATTGTCTTTGTCGTATGCCTTGAAAGCTTTTTCACTTTCCTCACGCTTCTTAGTGTGATAGTCAAGGATCTTGTCATCATGGATATCCTTGAACTTACGACCGTTCAACTCAAGCTCACCGTACTCTTCCATCATCGAGTCAGCCCGCATAGGGTCTCGCTGATAAAGATCTACAGCTTCTTCAATGTAGAGTTTGTGGGCTTCTTTATAGCCATAAGATCCTTTGCCGTTCTTGCCAGGTGTGTTAGCAAGTAGATCTAATCCTTGCTGTGCAGACAGAGAACCAACTTTGACTGATTCAATAGTGGTCTGCCGATCCTCCTCACCTTTATCAATGTTGTAATTGGTTTGAAACTCATTGAGAAGCTTGGCATCCTGTTCGTACATCAGCTTGAAAGCCTTAGCCTGCAAGCCGGCACTCATGCCAGAGATACCTAGTTGCTTGATAAATTCCTTACGGTTGTGTGCGAGTACACCAGTAAACTGAGGAATGTCTTGTGGATCATTTAACTGAACCTCGGTATTGCCAAGCATGATGGTGCCTTGGTTAGAGGCAAGCTGATCATCTTGGAACTGGCGATACATAGAGCCGGCATTCAAAGCCATCTCTTCCATGTATGCAGCTCTACCGTGTTCAGATAGATTCCGAATGCGGCGAACAATGTCATACGGTGCACCCTTCTGGAATGCAACGTTGGCTAGCTCATTATCTGAATCACGCATTCCATCCAGCTCAGCTTTTGCCTCATCGTGCATCTGCTCAGCTGAACCAACAGCGCTCATATTTTCGTAGAACAAAGCAGAAGCTTCTGCCCTTTCATCTTCAATCTGTCCCTTACGGACATTAGTTGCAAACTCCAATCCTTTCTGACTGAATGAAAGGAGTTGCTCAAACTCTCTGTTTTCTAATTCATGACGCAGATTCATCATCTGCTCTTCATTGTCAAACATCATATCGTCAACCCTTTCTTGGGCTTCGATATCACGTTCCATTATTTGATTGTTCTCCCGTAGGAGTGAAGTTAAATCAGGCGCTTGTTGGGGGTTAAAGCCTTGGCTTACTTGTTGCGGCTGATATAAATTCTTACGTTCAATCTTTGCCATTAACCTTGTGGGAATAGTTTTTTACCTTTAGGTGCTAAACTGTCATATGTACCGATAGCTCCCATTAGATGGTTAGCTCCTGAGAAGAAGTTTTGCATCCCATAGTTAGCCCTAGGCATGCTTGCCATTGGACCCATTTGTACATGGCGTCGCCTCATCGTTGGGATAGCTACACGCGCATCCTCAGCTGCATGCCTAGCTGCTAGTTGACCGCGTACATCAGCAGCAGCGAGCCTTTCATCAGCATTGATGTCACTAATGCGTAGCTTGTCACGTGATGATGTACGGCCAAAGTTGCCATATGTATCCATCATGAATGCACGCCTACCAGCTCGGTTGTCACCTTCCATAGCTGCATTACCTGCACCTACAGCTTGTAACAACTGAGCCTGCCTATCGCTTCGATCAAAAGCTAGAGAAGTGAGCTGTCGATCTCTATTGATGGCACCACCAAGCCAAGCTCGGTTAGCAGCATCTGTAGCGAATTGCTTATTTTGTGCTGCCTGGCGTTGTCTAATTCTATCTACAATGCCAGCAAAGGCATTCTGTCTATCAATGCCTTCATTAGTACGGCGTACTTCTCTTTGCTGTTTCCTGCGCTGGAACTTAAGTTGTTCACGTTGCTGACGCTCTTGCTGTTCTCTGCCGGACATATCGCCAAAGAAACCAAGACCAGCTTGGACACCAGCAAATACCAGTTCTGGCGGAATGTATACCATTTAACCCCTCCTGTAAAAACGTTGGTTCAACTTTCCTTCCCAGTCCAAACCAAGTAGGGATACGGGGAACGGCGTATTGCCGATGATCCGAATAGCAAGGTTCTCGTTGCGTTGGAAGATAGGAACAACGTGAGTAGAGCTTGCTTGCATGTTTACGTTGTTTAGTTGGTATTGATTAGGCTGGGTAACACTCACGGTGTTTGTCCAGTCATTGAGACCAGTGATAGAGATCTTGTAATCAACAGGACCACTCAAACCAGTCTTTACTTTCAGTCGATGAATGATCAAACTTGATACATCATCGTTAGTAACTTGATTATTATTAACTCTATATCTAAACAGCTTGGGCAAATCAACTGTCATGATGTAGTCATGGCCCACAACCATGTTGACGCCTCTATAGTCTCCAGGTACTTGCACAATCTTTGCACCAGCGCTGCCAGTGATGTCAGTTGATTTAACTGTTATGACTGTCCCGAAATCACCTAAAATGACAATACTTAGATCTTGAGTGCCAACATTATCAAAAGGCAACTCAATCGTTGTTTTATCTGTGGCCGCATCATATGTACGGTGTGGGTTGGTGACAAACAAATCCAGACACACATCAGTCTTTTCTCCAGTAGGCAGTGTCAAGAAACCCTGCTCGCTAGATTGAGTCATGTCAAATGACTGGATGTATACATCAGAACCGTTAGCAACAACAGCGTACAAAGTACTGCTGTCAAAGAACTGGGTAAGCAGTGTGCCTGTTAGATCCCATTTGTACCAGGATTGAACCAAACGCTTTTCACGTGATTCAGCGAGGAATCGATACTGATAAAGAGTTGAGGCACCTGTTTGTCCTACAGAGACAATAGAGAGAGCCGGTGAAGCCACCATGCTGTCGATACTTGATGGAATAAGTTCAGGCACCGTGGCGGTCACGTCAGCCATCAATGGCGGCTGTTCTGTAGAGATATCGTTAAGCTCAAACAGACGTGTGTATAGAGGTGTTTTGGAGACAAATGCTTGGGTTGTACCAAGGCTCACGGATTCAACACTTGCATCAGCCTCATAAGCACTAAGGGTATTAACCTTTGCACTTCGAGGAGAGAGAATGTCAGAGTCGGTTGAGAGTAGGAACTGCTCAGTGGTTGAGTAAAGAACCAAACCCACAGCAGTTGGTTCCACATAATTGAGGAACACCGGTCTCTTACCTGCTGCTGAGATATCTACAGGGTCATCATTGGTAGCCGTCTGTGCTGATGTATTCCAGAAGTTAAAAAGATCACCGGCTTTACTGAGTACTACATTCTGTCCAGACAAGAAACCCATACGGTTTCTGTAAAAGAAGATATGAGAGATCTCGTTGTCTACAAAGCTAGGTGCCGGGTTGGTATTGTCATCACCAACAAGTCGATCATCCCAATTAATTGAACTGAAAGTCCATGTACCGTTTGATTCCCTAACCAACCTATGTGGCATAGTAAGGGGATCAAATTCGTATTTAATACCAGGAGCAGTGGATTCTTCCCACTGTCCAGTACCAAAGTCCCCACCACCGTCAGTAGTGAACTTGACATACATGTCATCGATATCAATGTCTTCAGCATTAACAACTTTGACTACATATCCATTTTTACTTTGAAGAGGCAAACGCGCGATGTTGCCAATAGTATCTGTTAGCGCGAAGATTGCAGACTCTGCAGAACCACCCCGTGTCTCTACAGTGAAAGGATTAGGGCTAGTAATATACACACTAGCACCCACTTGTGTTGCCGTAAAATTAGCATTGGCAGTAATAGCAGTTGCCAAAGCATCTGCGATACTGTCAGCACTTGCACCAGAAGATGACGATGTAGTGGTAAACGGGGGTAATGTTGATTGACCCTGCGGCGTGAGTAGTACTTCATAGTTAGTAGAGTTACTCGCAATGTTGATGACTACCTGTGCACGGTTTGCATCCAAACCTGTTGTATGGGTTGTGTTGTTAGTCAGTTCTACCGTCTTCTTTTTGTTCAGTACAAACGTTGAATCATTCAGAGTGAGTAATTCAATATCCTCTGGATTGGCACCTGCCAGATAGGCATTAGAGTCAATTACTGCAATAGCGCAGTTAGTGCGTTGTGTGTCTAAGGCTGTTTTAGCGGTAGCTTCTGCTGTGACAGCATTGTCATAAGCTGTTTTAGCGGTGTTGTAATCAGCTTGTTCAGTTGTTAGTACAGGACTGTTTGTAGCAGCTGTAGTTTTTTCAACCTCATATACACGGAAACCAGTACTGGCAATCAAAGGATGCTCACTGGTTCGCTCAGTGCTTAGTGCATAGTTTGCTGGTAGAGTTGTTGCAACAGAAACTACTGTCCCATTGTCTTTGACAAAGTAAACACCATCAGCGTTCTCAGCGACACCGCTGTGCAGTTGTTCAACTACATCTGTGTTGTAGTCATACCTAAATTCAAACAGACTTTCAGTAGTTGGATACTGTGCAGCAGTAGCTAAAGCCAGTTGGACTTCAGCTGCCTGCAAAGCAGTTAACGCAGTAGCAGTAGCAGCGACAGCAGTGTTGTAGTTGTTAGCGGCTGTAAGTTGATCAGCAATCAAACAGCTACCAGCTGTGCTGCCTTGAGCTGAGCCCATGTCAACAGCACGTACATCTCCATCTGCAAGGTCCCAAACATGAAAACGATTACCGTCATATTGAACAATATATTTTTCAAAGGTATCCCTAAGAATTGGAAACCACTTACCAGTAGTTGTGGCGTTAGGTAGGTTCGCAACAAACTTGCCTCCCGGTCGTTTGAGTAGACCTAGAGCAAAGTCAGGGAATGCATTGACTGCATCTTTAAGTTGTCCAGGACGTTTCCTGCTATCGGGCTGTTGCGAAATACCAGATAGAAGGTTTGGAATTGATTGGGAGACTGTACTCATTGCCTACGGAGAGCTTGGAATGGTTGATAAGTTGTGTAGTAATTCTCTCCATCTTGGAAACCAAACATGGAGTAATCACCTTGTTGACACTCTTCCTCAATTGCAGCTGCTCGGGTAGTAGCTTCCTGTTCTTGTAGAAGTTGATTTAGTTGTGCGTCACCCACCATCTTGGTTGCACACATACGTGCAGCCTTTGCGGTTACATACTCTTGTATAGCAGCAGGTAGGTCTTGAAAGTCAAAGTACCAAAGGACATCAACTTTGAGGTCTTCTGAAAAAGTAAAGGTATGCTTGTATTTGTCATACAGCTTGCCGCTGCGCTTAACTAAGTCATACCTATCTTGGTGATATTCAACATTAGCATCAAGTGCTAATGCGGTAGGAGGAAATGCAATCTCATTAGTGGTTGAGTTGCGGACCAATTCATACTTACGTTCAGTATTAAATGACCACCCCTCAAGTTGTACTTGCTTGCTTTGCTCACGAAGAGTATTAACAGCAATAGATACTTCAGGGTTTTGCAGGTCCAGAGTGGTGACAGGAGCCTGTCCCACACTGCTAAGTATTTGATTTACAGCGTCCAGTTCGGTGGACACAGCATATGTAGGAAAGGGCATGTCTGTCGTATGAATAAAAAAAAGGGGAGCCGAAGCTCCCCCGTAGGTTTAAAGATAAAGAGATATCACTGATAACCAGCGTTGTTAGTTGCAGTCTGGGCAGTGCCGAACTGAGAGTCAGCAGTACCAGTGTGCAGCTCAACGCAAGCAGCGGGGTTCAGGTAGTCACAACCCATAGCCAAGCGGCCGAGGATAACATCACCTTGGTAGATGACGGACACATCACCACTGGTCACTTGGACTTGAGGAGCAATAGCTTCAACAACACCTGCACCTTCGCGTTGGAAGATCAGACCGCAGGAACCAGCAAAGTCGGTGGAGTTACCATAGTCATTACGAATACCACCGTTCTCAGCGGACTGAGTGCCAGCAGTACCAGCATCGGTATCAACGTCACGGTTGCGAGCATCTTCCATACCGACTTCAACGAAGTCACCTTTGCGATCAACAGTCTTGCTAGCACTAGCGTACTTAACACCGTAGTTACCCTGGAAGGGGATGTTCATCGACTTGAAGATCTTGATACCAGCAATCGAGATGATGCCGTTACCATTCTGCAAGGAACCACCAGTCTCATCACGGTTAATCAAACCGTTGCTGTTGATACCCTGAATCAAATTGTAGTACTGGCGAGGGGAAAGGACAGCCACGCGCCCATCTCCACTCACTCCTTTTTCGTCGAGTGCAGCAGCTGCATCATAGAAGGCATTAACAATCGCTTGATCGTCATATGCATCAGCAGCGTTAGCACCAACTTGAATTTGAGTACCACCCGGTTCTTCATAGCTACTCTTCATCACAGGAGAGCTAGCACGTGCACCACGGGTGATGGCACGGAAGATGTAACGGTCGTACTTTTCAGCCAGAGCGTAACCGATCTTGCGAGAGATTTCAGAACGCAGATCGTAATGAGTCAGAACTTCATCCAACTCATATACAAATGCGCTGGAGATTAAAAGATCATCGCAGGTGATGGTCTTCTCTGCCACGGGAGGCGCACCGTTGGTATCACCCAAGATGCTATTTCCAGGCGTATGATACTCCGCCTTGGTGCGACCCGTATAGATGAACTGCATTGAGCGGCCATTCTTCAGGGTACGCTTCATCACCATTTCACGGGCGATGGTGTTATTTTGGAAGCCTTTGAACATCTCGCCGCTAAACAGTTTCAGCAGCAGAGCACGATTATCAGCAGCTCCATTAAGAGAACCTGGGCGCGTTAGTTGCGCGGGGTTCACAGAACTTTCAAATGCCATTGTAAGAGAATAAAATGTTGTCTATCCTCTGATCGATCAGAAATTTTTTAACCAAATTGTTGTGGTCTATCCCACCGTCTAGACGGCAAAGGGTATCCGCGTACGGGCCAATGCCAATAGGCAGGGGAGGAATTGCACCTCCCCAAAAGTCTACTTGCCAGATTTAATGTAGGTAACGCCGCGATACTTCAGCTTGGCTGCCTTGACAGCAGCAGACTGCTCTTTAACGCGAGCTTGCAGTTCAACATTAGGCATGTTAAATCTCCATGAAGTACCACACCCCCGTTCCATGGTGTGAGTGTTATGCGTCCTGCTGGTATGTCTCTTCAAGAACACACTTGTACAGCATGTTCTTCAAATACAGAAGAGCTTGCTGCTCAAATGCGTCACCACCAGACCAGTTCTTGTGATGTAGATCTACTGATTTATAGATTAACTTGAGAGCATCTGGTGGTAGTTCTAATTGATAGACATGTTCCATAAGGATGAACGTACGTTACTTAGAATTTGTACTTAACGCCGGTCTTAGCACCAACGCCGAGACCTTCGATCTCCAGACCTTCAGACGTGATAGCAGAGACTTCACCGTAGACGGAAAGCTTCTTAGTCACATCGACACCAAGACCGACTTTGCCAGAGGCAGCGCCAACCTGTTCAGCGTCATCCGGGAAGGAGATGGCTGGACCGCCCTGGATGTACCAGCTTGCGCTGTCACCAAGAGCGTTCTCGTAGCCCACGTGTGTCTCAAGCAGAGCACCTTGGTAGTCCTCACCGGACCAACCTTGGTTAGCTTCTACATTCAAGTAGGCACCAGCCAAAGCGGGTGCAGCAAAAGAAGACACCGCGAGGGTGGAAAGAGCAATGTTTTTGATCATTAAAGTTAAGTGTTTGTATTAGCCGATTGCAGGTGCAGTCAGTGCGACAGGTGCGCTTTCTGCTGCAGCCAAATCGAGTGGGAAGTTGTGAGCATTACGCTCGTGCATGACTTCCATACCAAGACCAGCTCGGTTAAGGATGTCAGCCCAGGTGTTGATGACTCTGCCATCAGACGCCTGGATAGATTGGTTAAAGTTAAAGCCGTTCAGGTTGAACGCCATGGTGCTCACGCCGAGTGCAGTAAACCAGATACCCACCACAGGCCAAGCAGCCAAGAAAAAGTGAAGGCTACGTGAGTTATTAAAAGATGCATATTGGAAGATCAAACGTCCGAAGTAACCGTGAGCGGCTACGATGTTGTATGTCTCTTCCTCTTGACCAAACTTGTAGCCATAGTTTTGGCTCATGTCTTCAGTCGTCTCGCGCACCAGCGAACTGGTAACAAGAGAGCCGTGCATAGCAGAAAACAAGCTGCCACCAAACACACCAGCGACTCCCAACATGTGGAAGGGGTGCATAAGGATGTTGTGCTCTGCTTGGAAGACGAGCATATAGTTGAAGGTACCTGAAATACCAAGTGGCATACCGTCAGAGAAGGATCCCTGACCGAAGGGGTACACCAGGAATACGGCCGTAGCCGCAGCAACAGGTGCTGAATATGCGACAAAGATCCAAGGCCTCATGCCTAATCGATAACTAAGTTCCCATTCGCGTCCCATGTAAGCGAAGACACCAATGAGAAAGTGGAAGACCACAAGTTGGTAAGGTCCTCCGTTGTAGAGCCATTCGTCGAGACTGGCTGCTTCCCAGATGGAATAGAGATGTAGTCCGATTGCGTTGCTGGAGGGTACGACTGCTCCAGAGATGATGTTGTTTCCATAGAGAAGAGATCCAGCAACCGGTTCACGGATGCCGTCAATATCAACAGGTGGTGCTGCAATGAATGCAACAAGGAAGCAAGTGGTAGCAACCAGTAGACAAGGGATCATGAGGACACCGAAGTGTCCTACATAAAGCCGGTTCTCAGTGCTGCTAACCCACTCACAATATCGATCCCAAATACTCTTGGGACGTTGTAGTGCGATAGTAGCTGCCATTTACTTTTTAATTTTGATACAGTTGTTTGTACGTGTGGGAGTACCGCTCCCATGTGAAATCTTTGTGCCGGACTTCTTATATCCTTTCCAGCACTTTTTATCCATGCGGGTTTTAGTAGCCTTTTTTGCCTTTGCCACCTTTCTTTCCTCCGCAGGAACCTTTACCTTTATGCATTACCAAATACCAGGAATGAGTTGACCAGTGAAGGCATACGCACCTAGCGCAGCCATCACGCCGAGCATGGCAAGCCTGCCATTGAGACGCTCGGCGCGTTCGTTATGGGGGATAGAGTTTTCGTCGATGTACATACGTGGTTCAGTAGGCCAGATTTGTGTGTCGTTCATTTAAAACTGCACTTCAGAGCGATCAAGTTTGTTGATAACGTCCTGCCGATAAGCAGGGTCATGTTCATATCGTGGGTCATTCATTGCTTGAATAAGCTCTGCTTGACTACGGAAGGTGCTTTCTGCTGATGCAGGTTTACCTTGAATCAATTCTCCCTCTTGTCCCATAGCGTCTGTATATCGATAATAAAGTGCTTGAAGTGCAAGGTTGATTTGTGCTGGGTTACCAGAGTCAACGACTTGATCGTAGGCTTCAATCTCACCTTCAGTGAAATTATCTTGTGCCCAATTAATCAACTCACCGTATTGCTCCTGGCCACCAACAGCTGAATAGATGTCTGCAAGCTCACCATCAGTTAGATCCTGTGTAACAGGACTCATATCTTGCATGGCATTGAACACGTCAACACCATTCATATCAGAGAGTTGGTTGACTAGTTCTTCTGATAGCTCTCCGCTTTCTTGCATGGCTCGCTGGGCTTCAGCCAACCAATCGACTTCAGGAGCTTCTTCAAACTCTTCTTGCACATCTTCTGCTTCTTCTCCTCCAAGCTTTTTTTGCAGCTCAAGGTACGCAGCTTCCAACTCTTCGGTACTGTTGTACTTTCCAGCCAGTCGCTGCTCATGAGCTTCCATAATCTCTTCGCCAACGCGAAGTGAATCGGCTTCATCAGCATTCTGCTGAGACATAACCTCAGTAGGTACGCTGTTATCCGATGTAAGAATTTCTGCCATTATTGAATAGGTGGTTGTTCAGCTTGTTGCTCTAGCTCTGCAGCTAGTGCAGGGTTTTTAGATGGATCATTCATTGGTGCCGACTGCATAGCTGCAGCTTGCTTAGTCATCTCCATCTGCTCCTGCATTTGCATGTTCTGCTGTTGTTCTTGCTGTTGCTGATCCATCGACTTAACGAGGTTCAGAACATCAATACCCTGTGCAGCAGCCAGACGTTTAATTGCTTCGTCTGGGTTGAGATACTTCATCATTGCCTCAGGACCAAGGGTCTGAGCAATGGTCATAATGAATTGAGTCAGTGATTCACGGTCCTGACCTCTACCAAGTGCATTGATACCAGCAACAATGGTTGGTTTAACAAGCTTCTTAGGGAACCTTGGTAACTCACCACTGCGTTGCATCACAAGCAACTTGCGATTCAGGTATGGCACAAGGAACTCAACGGTCAGCAAACTAAATAGACCGCCAAGCTGTTGCTCTAGTTCAAGTTGAGTAAGGCGTACTTCCTCCGCAGTTGTCCGTTCGCTTTGTCGAACAGTCAACACAAGGAATGCCTCAGCAATGCGTCGCTCAAGCGTTTGCATTTGTTGCTGTGCCGTAGCGAAGTCAGCAGTCTTACCAACTTGCACAACAGCAACATCATCAGGTCTGCCCTGAATGATTGCACCGTTGCCAGCCTTGGCTAGGTTGGCTGGTTTAGTAGTAGAGGATGGTGACACTAGGAAGACAACTTTTGCAGCTGCTGCAGAGCCTTCTGTGATGGCCTGAGAGAGTGCTTCGAGTGACTTCAGATCACCGATGAACTCTTCTACTCGCCCGCGACCATAGTTCTCCCCATCGACTGTATTGAACCTCAGCACAAGCCAGGGTGATGTTGCCTTAGGTGCTTTACCTTGTGTACCAGGAACAACTTTCCCGTACACCTCTTGGTGCCAAACCCAACGATTGTTTTGTAGCTTTACGTGTGTATAAACTTCGCACTCGTTGTTAGGTGCCGTGGACTCCTCAGATACTTCGAGAGGATCCTTAACAATTTCACGAGGTAAAAGTTGTTTGTTAATAAGTTCTTTGGTAACGATCTCTATAACGTTGCCATTGCCATCACGTTCTACAACATAGCGGTTCAATGGGTAGTGCTTAATCCCATCCTTTCCCATATACAACAGAGCATTACCACCAACAACAAGATGTTTAATGGCTTGGTGCACAGTGACACGATCGCTAGAAGCAGCGATAGAGTCCA